GGAAGTATGAGAGAGAAACAGGTGGAGCAGAAGCTGGTGGCAGAAGTAAGGAAAAGGGGCGGCATCTGCCCAAAGTTCGTGTCACCCGGATTTGACGGGATGCCGGACAGGATCGTGCTTCTTCCGGGAAGGCATTTCGGGTTTGTGGAGGTCAAGGCACCGGATGAGGTGCCGAGGCCTCTGCAGGCTTCCAGGCACAGGCTGATGGGAAGGCTGGGATTTAAGGTTTTTGTCCTGGATGATCCGGGACAGATTGGAGGGATTCTGGATGAAATACAGTCCGCATGAGTATCAGGAGTATGCAGTCCGGTTTATTGAGGAGAACCCGGTGGCGGCAGTGCTTCTGGATATGGGAATGGGAAAGACCAGCATTGTGCTGACTGCCATTGTGGAGCTGATGTATGAACGCTTTGAAGTGAACCGGGTTCTGATCATCGGGCCTTTAAGGGTTGCACGCACTACATGGCCGGAGGAGATTAAAAAGTGGGACCACTTAAAAGGCATCCGGTATTCCGTGATGGTGGGAAGTGCCGCAGAGCGCAAGGCGGCACTGGATGCGGATGCTGACATTTACATCATCAACAGGGAGAATGTTCCGTGGCTGGTGGACCAGTGCGGAGCTGCATTTGGTTTCGACATGGTTGTGATCGATGAGCTTTCCAGTTTTAAGTCCTGGCAGACCAAACGGTTTAAGGCACTGATGAAGGTTAGGCCATTTGTGAAACGGATCGTGGGGCTGACCGGCACGCCTTCCAGCAACGGGCTGATGGATCTGTTTGCGGAGTTTAAAGTGCTGGATATGGGAAAACGCCTGGGAAGGTTTATCGGGCAGTACCGGGAATGTTATTTCCGGCCAGACCGGATGAACGGACCGGTGGTTTACAGTTACCGGCTGGTTCAGGGAGCGGAGGAAGCCATTTATGAGAAGATCTCGGATATCACGATTTCCATGAAAGCGGCAGATTATCTGAATATGCCGGAACTGGTCAGCACGGAGCATAAGGTTTATTTGGATGAAAAAGAAAAACAGCAGTACAGGGAAATGAAAGAGCAGCTGGTGATGCAGCTTCCTGAAGGGGAGGTCACTGCGGCGAATGCGGCAAGCCTTTCCGGAAAACTGTCACAGCTGGCAAACGGTGCAGTCTACGGTGATGACGGTGTGGTAAATGTGTTTCACGGGAAAAAGCTGGATGCACTGGAAGACCTGGTGGAATCTGCAAATGGCAGGCCGGTGCTTGTGGCGTACTGGTTTAAGCATGACCTGACACGGATCATGGAGCGGCTTAAGAAGCTGAAAGTGGACTGCCGGAAACTGGATTCGGATGAGAGCATCCGGGAATGGAACGCAGGGAAAATCCTGGTGGGACTGATCCATCCGGCAAGCGCCGGGCATGGATTAAACCTGCAGTCCGGAGGGAATATCCTTGTATGGTTCGGGCTGACGTGGAGCCTGGAACTGTACCAGCAGACGGTTGCAAGGCTTTGGAGGCAGGGACAGGAATCCGGAACAGTTTCCGTGATACATATCGTGACTGACGGGACTGTGGATGAGCGGATCATGAAGGCACTGGAAATGAAGGACGGGACACAGGCGGCACTGATCGAGGCGGTGAAGGCTGAGATCGGGATGGATGCTGAATGAAAATTTATGGCAATCAGAGTCAATCCAAGGGAAAAAATATCTGGAGGTGGCTTATGGATAAGCAGCAGATGGAAGTAAAGAATTTTCTGATGAAGGCATATTACATGGATCAGAGGATTGACAGTAAGCTGGAGCAGATGGCATCCTTGAATGAACTGGCAAGGAAGGCAACCTCAGCCGTGAGTGATATGCCTGGAAGCCCGAACAGGAACATTCACAAAACGGAGGATATCATTGTGAAGATACTGGAACTGCAGGAGGAAATCCAGTCTGATATCAGTGAACTTCTGGATCTGAAACAAAGCATTCGCAGATGCGGCCGGCAGCTGGAAGAACCAGAGGAGCAGGTTATTCTGGAAGAACGATACCTGAAAATGATGAAATGGGAACAGATAGCCGTGATCCTGAATATGAGCACAAGGAAAGTATTCCGGATCCATGATGAAATGTTGAAAAAAATCACAATTCCTGAAATCTGGCAGTAAATGCTATGGAATGGCAGTATCATCCTGTGATATTGTTAGAATGCGTAAAGCAGAATGAGACGGAAGCCTTGGAAGATGAATTTCTTTCAGGGCTTTTGTCATGTCCGGAGGTGGGAAAGATGCCGAGGAAACCAGATGTGCCGTGCAGGTATCCGGGATGCAGCAGGCTTGTACCTGCAGGGGAACGGTACTGTGATGAGCACAGGAGTAAGGTGAACAGTGATTATGAGAAGTACGGCAGGGATAAGGCTGCAAAGAGAAAGTACGGGCGTGCATGGAAACGGATCCGTGACAGGTATGCGGCAGAGCATCCTTTCTGTGAGTTGTGTTATGCGAAGGGTGTGATGGCT